TGACGTGGACGAGCGGGCGATGGCGCTGTTGCGCTGGCTGCTGGCGTTGTCGCTTGTGCCGCAGGGCGAAACCGCAGCTAATCGGCGCCGCCGCCGCAAATTGCTCGTCTGGGTCAAGAGCCAATTAGCCGGCTAAACCCGGGTGCCGCCGTCCGCACCAAGTTGCTTACCACGCCTTATACAGCGCTGCCTTAATCGGTCGTCACAATCGCCAAAGCCCGCGCCATGGGCCTGACTCCCAGGTTCGGGCCAGGGCCGGCACGGTGGTAATGACGCCGGCCGGCCCGCTCACCGCCGCTTAACCCCACGGTCCGTCAGCGGTCCGTCAAACTCCGTCAAACTCCGTCAGACTCCATCAAATCCCGTCATGTCCGAAACACAGCGCCAGAGGCTGGAGGTGCCGTTCGCGCCTCGCCCGTGGCAAATCCCGCTCATCGACGACCCGGCCCAGCGCATCGTGGCCGTGGTGCATCGCCGTGCCGGCAAGAGCACGGCGCTGCTCTGGCGCGGCCTCAAGCGGGCGGTGACCACCAGGCGCCCGCAGCCGCGCGTCGTCCACATCCTGCCCTACGGCGTCATGTGGACCCGCACAGGGCTGTGGGACCAGGCGGTTAAGGCAGCCGAGGCGATCCCCGGCAGCCAGGTGCGGCGCAGCGAGATGGCGATCCGGCTACCGAACGGCGGAACGTGGCAGGCGGGAGGGGCGGATAATCCGGACAGTTGGCGCGGGGGGTATGCCGACGAGTGCATCATCGATGAGTTCGATGATACGCCGCAGACGATGGTTCCTCTCGTCATTGAGCCGATGCTCGCCGACCGTGACGGAACGCTGGTGCGTAGCGGCACGCCGAAAGGCCGGGGACTTTTGCAGGCGGCGTATGCCAGAGCGAGGGTCTCTCCCGGCTACTCGTCGTATCTGCTGGATTATACGAAGACGAACGCTCTTAGTGACGAAGCTATTGCCAGGCTGCGCGAAGAAATGAGCGATGAGGAGTTCGCGCAGGAGCTGGAATGCTCGTTCAACGCGCCAAACTCTGGGAGCTACTATGGCAAGCTTCTCGATGCTGCCGAGCGCGAAGGCCGCATAACCAATGTCCCACATGATCCTGCGCTCAAGGTCTGGACCGCGTTTGACCTTGGCATTGATGACAGCACCGCCATCTGGTTCGCGCAGGTAACGCGTGGCGGCGAGTGGCGGCTGATCGACTACATCGAGGACTCGGGCGTCGGGCTGGACCATTATGCGCGGTTACTCCAGCAGCGGCCGTACGTCTACGAGCGCCACATCCTGCCGCACGACGCGGCGGTGAAGGAACTGGGCAGCGGGCTGGCGCGCACCGAGACGCTCAACAGCCTTGGCGTGCGGCCCTGGCGGGTGCTGCAGCAGCACGGCGTGGCGGACGGGATCAACGCGGTGCGCATGGTGCTGCCGAAATGCTGGATCGACGCAGAGCGCTGCGCCAAGGGCATTCACGCGTTGCGGCACTACAGACGCGAGTGGAACGAGGCGGCGCAGACCTGGCGCAGCAGTCCGGTGCATGACCACGCCTCGCATGGCGCGGATGCCGCGCGGTATCTGTGCCTGGGTGTGCGGCAGGACCAGCCGCCGCCGGTCGAGCGGGCGCCGCGCGAGCCGTGGGAATACACCCAGCCCGGCGAACTGACACAGGACTGGATGCGGCTTTAATGGTCGCCTGCCGGTCGCCTGGTCCAGCCTAGCTCGTCCCACATCTCGCGCGGTGGCTCGGATGCGTCAGGATTCATTCGCCTCAGAGCCTCGAAGGCGGCGGCTGTCTCCGCATCAAGCACGATGGCAAACGCTTTCGGTGGTTTGTCGGTCCGCTTCATCAGACGCCACAGCAGCTTGATCTCCTTCGGCGTCAGACGACCCGCCCGCACGAACATGAGGTCGTAAATCTGCTGGTTGGTCATGCGTCGCCAGAACTGGCTGGGAATAGCAAGTCCGTCGTCTGACATGGCCGGCCCCTCCAAATCCAGAAGACCGCTCTAGGACACGATGGCCAAGAGTCAATCAAACACCGACAGCGAAATCGTGCGCGAGGCGCAGGACCGCCTCAACCGCGCGCACGAGTATCAGAACAACGCGCACCGTCACTACAAGGCGGACATGGCCTTCGCCAATGGCGACGACGACAACAAGGCGCAGTGGGCCGATGGCATCAGCGCCGGCCGGCAGGCCGCCGGGCGTCCCGCGCTGACCGTCAACAAGACCCGCGTGCATTGCCTGCAGATCATCAACGACGCGCGGCAGAACCCGGTGCAGATCCGCGTTAATCCGGTGGGCGACGATGCGACCTACGAGGCGGCGCAGATCTACGAGGGCATCATCCGCCACATCGAATACGTGTCCAACGCACAGCAGGCGTATGCCAACGCCACCTACTGCCAGGTGATGGGCGGCATCGGCTACTGGCGCGTGCTGGTGGACTACATGCACGACGATACGTTCGACCAGGAAATCTACATCAAGCGCATCGCCGACCCGACGCAGGTCTACCTGGACCCGGACATCCAGCAGGCGGACGGCAGCGACGCGAAGTGGGGCTTCCTGTTCTACGAGATGACGCGGGAGGAATACGAAGCCGAGTATGGCGTCGATAAGGACGACACCAACCTGAACAATGCCGCACTGTCGCTCAACTCGCCCGGAGCCGGCGGCACGGTCTACCGCACCAACGACAAGCATGTGCAGGTGGTGGAGTATTACCGGAGCTGCACCAGGAGCGACCGGCTGCTGCAGATGCACGACGGCAGCGTGGTGCGCGAGAGCCAGCTACCGAAGGGCATGCTGGAGGAATTGGCGCAGGTCGGCGTCACGCCGCGGGCCGAACGCGACATTGCCGAGCCACAGGTCGAGTGGTTCCTGATCGCCGACAGCAAGATCATCGACCGCAAGGACTGGTTGGGACAGTTCATTCCTATCGTGCGCGTGCCGTGCGAGGAGATCGTGCTCGACGGCAAGCTCGACTGGGTCTCGCATGTGCGACACCTGCGCGATCCGCAGCGTCTATACAACTGGTACACGAGCCAGGCGGCCGAGTTTGTGGCCTTGCAGACCAAGGCGCCGTTTGTCGGCACCGCGGAGGCCATCGGGCCGTATCTCAACGACTGGGAGGCCGCCAACACCGAGAACAAGGCGGTGCTGCTGTATCGCGGCACCGGCGAGAACGGCCAGCCAATCCCGCCGCCGGAGCGCTCGCAGCCGCCGGTCATGGCACAGGCCTACATCGAGGGGCTGAAAATCAGCCAGGCCGAGATGATGATGGCGACCGGCCAGTATCAGGCGGTCATGGGCGAGCCGAGTAATGAGACCAGCGGCAAGGCGATCAACGCGCGGCAGCGGCAGGGCGACAACGCGACGTACCATGTGATTGACCGGCTGGCGTCGGCGATCCGCTACACCGGGCGCATCATCCTCGACCTCATTCCACGGGTCTACGACACCAAGCGCGCTTTGATGATCATGGGCGAGGACGGCACGCAGACGCAGGTGCATCTGGACCCGGAAGCGCCGCAGCCGCACCAGACGACGCTGGACCCGCGCCAGCCGCCGCAACAGCCCAGCATGAACCCGCAGCAGGACCCCGACAGCGAGCGCCAGCAGGCGCTGCGCACGGTGTTCAACCCGCTGAAGGGCCGCTACGCGGTGGTGGCGGACGTTGGCCCAAGCTACGCCACCAAGCGACAGGAAGCGTTCAACGCGTTCAGCCAGGTGATCGCGCAGAACGGCGCGGCGTTCCAGGTGATCGGCGACTTCTGGGCCAAGAACGCGGACTTCCCGGGCAGCGACGAGATGGCGGCGCGGCTGAAACAGGGGCTGCCGCCGCAATACAAGGCCAACACGCCGTCGCCGGAGGTGCAGCAGCTCACCCAGGCCGCGCAGCAGATGCAGCAGCACGCGCAGGAATTGCTGCAGAAGGCCGATGCGGAGATCGCGCAGTTGAAAGCGCAGGTCGTGCATGCGCAGGAGCAGCTCAAGGACAAGAGCGAAGAGCTGAAGATCAAGGACTATGACAGCGAGACCAAGCGGCTCGACGTGGTGAGCGGCATTGATCCGATGGGGTCGCAGGTGGTGGTGCGGCAGATGATCCGCGACATGCTGCAGGACGAGCTTGGCGAACTGCTGAAGCACCACGGCGAGATGGAGATGGCGCTGCAGGGCAACGTGCAGGCGGCCCAGCCGCCGGAGCCGGAGGGCGCGGACGTTGGCACGGGCGCCTAACGCGCTGACGCGTCAAGGCTACGTGGCGGACGTGAACCCGCTGGCCGAGAGCTATGTGCCGGTGACGGACGCCGATCCGGGGCTATTTGGTCGCGTCATGGACTGGGTGCTGCGCCAGCAGCAGATATCGCAGGAACGTGGGCTGTGGACCGGCGGCCAGGTGTGGCAAGGCGGCCGCCCCACGGTGAAGGGTGTGGCCGACGCCGCGCAGCAATATGCCGGCAACTTCGAGGGCGGCATCAAGGCGTATCACGGATCGCCGCACAGCTTCGAGCGGTTTGACACGTCCAAGATCGGCACGGGCGTAGGCGCGCAGCCCTATGGGCGCGGACTCTATTTTGCCGGCAGTGAAGACGTGGCCAAGCCTTATCGTGGCGGTCCATCCGGCCACATGTACGAGGCAGACATCAAGGCAGAGCCGCATCAGATGCTCGATTGGGACCTGCCGTTTGCGGCACAGGGTGGTGTCGGCAAGGCGGCGCACGAGATCAGCCGGGATCTGCTCGCGAAAGCCTATCAGAAATCGGGCGGGTCGGCGGAATTTGCGGAAGAGCTGATGAAGGAGGGTGGCGGTCTGGGCAAGCCGTTCTCACCAGATATGACACCCGGCGATGCCATTCTGTGGGCGCAGGCTGTAGGGGTTGCCCCGGCAGATGTCTCGAAAGCCCTGCACGCCGCAGGCATCCCCGGACTGAAGTATTCCGACGCTGCCGTGGCGGGCGGTCCAGCCAAACAAAACTACGTCGTATTCAACGCCGACACCATCGACATCCTGCGCAAGTATGGCATCGCCGGACTAGGCATCGGCCTCGGCGCAGCAGCTACACAAGGCGAATAACCTTCCGGGCCGGGACGTACCCACTCTTCCACGGGGAGTGGCGACGTTGGCAGGCGTGTGGTCACCGAGCGCTCCGGTTCGCCGGTTCGGTGACGGAAAACCACAGTGACAATCCGATGAGCGAAACACAGCAACAGCCAGCTACCGAAGAGCGCGTCCCGCAGTCGCAGCACGTCCTGCAGAACGAGGAGAACGAGGACGCCACCCTACCGCTGCAACAGCCGCCGCAACCGGAAGCGCCTGTCGAGAGCGAGGCCAAGCCCGACGAGCCGGAGGTCGATGAGCGCGAGGAGCTGCTGCGTAAAGAACGCCGCGCCCACGCCAATCGCGTCGGCCAGATCGTCAAGCAGCGCTACGCCGAGAAGGCCCGCGCCGATGCGCTGGAGCAGAGGCTGCGCGAGATCGAGCAGCGCCAAGCGCAGTATGATGGCAGCCCGCAGCCGGCGCCGACGCAGGAAGACATCGACCGGCTGATCGACCAGCGCGCCGCCGAGAAACTCGCCATCCAGCAGCACAACGCCCGCGTCGAGGAATGGGACAAGGCGGGCAAGGAATCGTTCGGCGAGGACAAGTTCAAAGCGGCCTGCGAGACCGTCGCCAATATGTCGTCCGCCGAGCAGCGCCGCATGCTGCTGGCCATCGCGCTGGACGTGGAGGGCGGCCAGCGGGCGATCATCGAGATGGCGGACGATCCCGAGGAGGCCGAGCGCATCCTGGCGATGCCGCCGCACCGTATGGCGCTGGCTCTGACAAAGCTGGGCGCCACACCGACACCGGAGCCAAAGCCGGTGTCGCGATTACCGCCGCCGATCCGCCCGCCCTCAGGGGGACGCGCGCGCGGCCAACCCGATCCGGAAAAGGGATCGTGGGATGAGTTCAAGCGCTGGTCAGCCGACATGAACTGGCGCCGCTAACGCCTACGCCGTGCCTGCCGACTTGCGGCGGCTACCGCATGCATCCGCGACAGCGGACCTCCGACTGAGCGCGTAGATCGCTCTGCGACGGGCGGGAGCAATCCTGCCCGTCCTCAGGTGCCACCTGAGACCCGACTGGAAGCGGCTTCTTCCTGTGTGCCGAAGAACCCCTCCGGGGTGACGGCCTGCCTCCGAAACGAAGGGATCAGGAATGAGCCACAGTGCCCAATACCATCATTACGCCTACGCTCGTCGTGAGGCGCGCTATCGAACTATTCAGAAACTCCAACGCCTTCCTCCAGATGGTGGATCGCCAATGGCAGGACGAGTTCGGCGGGCCTAGCGTCGCCGGACAGAAGCCGGGCAGCACCATCCAGATCCGCCTGCCGAATGACTACGTAGCGCGCAGCGGACCCACCGCAGTCCCACAGTCCACAGTTGAATCAACGACCGCACTGACGGTCGCGACGCAGACCGGCGTGGATATCGCGTTCTCAATGGCCGAACGCACGATGTCGATACAGGACTACGACGTGCGCGTTATCCAGCCGGCGGTCAACGCACTGGTCGGCAACATCGCCTCCAACATCATGCTCGGCGCCGAGGCGATCCCGAACCTGGTGCATAACGTGGACGGGAGCAACAACACACTCACGCCGACGCTGACCACCTGGGCGACCGCGGGCGCGCTGCTCGACAAGCTCTCGACACCACGCAGCCAGCGCCGCGTCGTGCTCGACCCGATCACCATGGCGCGCACGGTCAACTCGTTCAGCGGGCTGTTCAACCAGCAGTCCAAGATCGGCCAGCAGTACGAAACGGCGATGATCAAGACCGACGTGCTGGGCATGGACTGGGCGCAGGACCCAACGGTGCTCACCCACACCACGGGCGCTTACGGCGCACTCGGCACGGTGTCGGGTGCCAGCCAGACCGGCAGCACGATCACCACGAGCGCACTCGCCGGGCCGCTGAAGAAGGGCGACATCATCACCTTCCCAGGCGCCTTCGCGGTCAATCGCGTGACCAAGACCACGACGGGGCAACTGGCGCAGTTCGCGGTGACGGCGGATGTCGCGGGCGGTGCCACCTCGATCCCGATCTACCCGGCGCTGATCCCGGCCAGCGGCGGCAATCCCGTCGCCTACCAGACGGTCACCGCCTCGCCCACCGCCGGTGGCACCATCGTCTGCCTGACCAACGCGTCCGAAACCTACCGCAACAACTTCATCTTCCATCCGCTCGCCGTCACCCTGGCGATTGTGCCGATGGAGATGCCGACGCGCGGCGTGGTCGAGAGCTACCGCGAGAGTCAGGACGGCGTGAGCATCCGTCTCATCAGTTTCTACGACGGCATCAACGACCAGATGATCACCAGGCTCGACGTGCTCTATGGCTGGAAGTGGGTCCGGCCCGAGTGGGCCTGTAGGGTGCCAGATATCCTCTGATCGTTGTTGATGGATACAGGAGAAACCAATGTCAGATACGACACGCAAGGACCACGCGGCGGACGAGCGGGAGCGGCAGCGCCAGGCGGCGCACCAGACCTCACAGCCGGCACCACAGGCCGCCACCGACGATGAGATCATGAAAATCCGCAAAGCGGCCGGCGCCATCGCCGAGGTCATCGAGCCGGTGCAGCGCGTTCGCCAGGAAAGGACCAACTGATGCCAAACAACACGGAGCACGAGCGCGAAGAGCAGCGCAAGCGCGAGGAACAGCAGCAGCGCCAGCAGCAGGAGCGCGACCGCCAGCAGCGCGAGCCGGAGGCGGGGCCGGGCGGCGTCATGCCGCAGCCCAAGCCGGGCGACAAGGTGGCGAACCCGGCACATCCCGAGGCGCCCACCGAGGTGCCGCCGGATTATCCGAACGCCGCCGACGTGTTCGGCGAAGGAGCGCCGGGCGCACCCACCGCCTACCCGAAGGTGAAGTTCCACCCGATCTATGGCGGCGTCCGCGTCAGCGACGCTTCTGAGGAGGGCCTGCTGCAACCGCCTTATGCGTGGTTCGATACCGCGGAACTGGCCGACATGGCCCGCACCTACACCGAAGCCGAGCAGGTGCGGACGCATAACCAACTCCGCAAGCTGAAGGAGCTGGAGGACGCCGGCCTGCCGGTCGTCAGCAGCAGCGTGCAGGCCGAGGAGGCTGTGCGCCGCGGCATGGCCGAGCCACTGTAATGGCCATCCGCACATGCCAGGATCTGCTCGCGTCAGTGCTGCGCACCAGCGGCGTGACGGGAGTGGGCCAGACGCCACTCGCCGAGGACATCACCACCGCGTTTGAATACCTGGTGGAGATGATCGGCATCTGGCAGCGCGAGCGCTTCCTGGCATGGCGGCTGACCGAGCAGATCATCCCGAGCACGGGCGCGCAGTCCTACGCGATGCTGGACCGCCCGCCACGGCTCGACAGCGCCTATGCGCGGCTGCTCACCGGCCAGCAGGTGGCGACCGTCTACAACGCCGGGCCAGTGGATTTCCCGCTCTACCTGATCGACAGCATGGACGAATACAACGAGATCAGCCTGAAGCAGCTTTCGACGTTTCCGGCCGCCGTCTGGTATTCGCCGGACTATCCGACGAGTTCGCTGTGGTTCTGGCCGATCCCGCCAGCCGGCCAGTTCGACCTGCACGTGTTCTACCGCGCCGGGCTGCCGACCTACACGGCGCTCACCGATCCGCTGGGCCTGCCGCCAGAGTATGTCGCCGCGGCACGCTACGAGTTGGCGGTGAAGCTGCAGATGGAATACGGGCTGCCGGCGCGGCCCGACCATGTGGCGACGCTCATGGGCATCAAGGCGGGCATCCGCGCAGCGAATGCGCATGTGGCGCAGTTGAAGGTGCCCGGCCCGCTGGTGCCCGGCATGGGCGGCACAGGCGGCATCAGCGGCGCTGTGGGGCCGCACCAGAGTGTCATCGTGCTCGATAGCGGCCTGCCGGTGCTCGGATGAGCGGAAGTACGGGCTATCCCTGGCTGCCGGGCCAGGTGTTGACGGCGGCGGATCTGAATGAAGCGATTCAGTTGAGTTCTGGCCCAACTGGACCCATGGGGCCCCCTGGAGCTGACAGCACCGTGCCTGGGCCACCTGGCGTGGGGATTATAGCAGGCAACGGCGTGCCGGCAGGGACGCAACCTGTGGGCACGCTCTACATCGACGCGCTGTCCGGCGATCTGTGGCAGTTCAGCTAGACGTTGAGCGTGTCGGCGGCCGTCCACTTCAGACGCAGCCGTTTCCGCTTTGCTGAGGCGCAGATTGAGCAATAGCGCACGCGTCCGCGTTTGCTTTGGTATGTCTTGTCGAATGGATGGCCGAGCGTGCAATGGCGCTTCTGGGAGTTGAGATAGGGAAGCGAAGTGCTATCGCGCTTGACGCTCTCCTCCACCGAGATTGCTTGCAGATGTTGCGGATTGACGCAGGCGCGATTGCGACAGGTGTGGTTGACGAAGAAACCATCAGGAATGTCGCCATTGATGGAATACCACGCGACGCGGTGTGCTCTCCGGTTCATGCGGCGGAAATAGAATGTCCCGTATCCATCGCGATCCAGCGGCCCCTGCCAGAGCCAACACTCACCGATCTTCTTGTGTTTGGAGGCGAAGCGCGTTGCTTCCTGTAATGTCATACTCATGGCCCGCATGGTTACCGGCCCGCAAGACCGGTTGCAAGGGATTTAACTATGGCCTGGGCTAAGATCGGCAATCTCAAGGGGCCGCAGGGCAATCCTGGTCCAACTGGGGCTGCGAGCACCGTCCCAGGCCCCCAAGGTCCAGCCGGGCCAACCGGCCCCGCAAGCACCGTTCCGGGTCCACAAGGACCACAGGGTCCGGCCGGCGCAACTGGCGCAACTGGACCGGCGGGCACCACGACATTCTCCGGCCTGACCGGCGCGGCGACGTACGCGCAGCTTCCAACCGAGGTGCAGCAGATCCCGATCAGCTTTGCGTTCTCCGGAAAGCCGGCGACCGGCGCTGTGGTGAACGCGCCGATGCCGATGACGGTGACGGTGCCGGCGTCATTGGCTGGGGCTGTGGTGTACGACACGACCAAGACGACGGCTAATGCGGCATTCACCGTGAACAAGATCAGCGGCGGCAGCACGACAGCGCTGGGCACCGTCACCATCACCAGCACCTCGAACACGAGCTGCACGCTTGCGGGCGCTGGTGGCACGCTGAATGCCGGTGACGTGCTGCAGATCGTGGCGCCGACGCAGGATGCCACGCTCGCTGACGTGGGCATCTCGATCCTGGCGAGCCGCGTCTGATGCCGACGACGTGGAATCCCTCGGACAAGACAGCCGGCACCACACTATCGAATGGTAATCTGACTGTTGTATTCACGGCGACGGGAAACGGTGTCCGGTCCATCTACAGCGACACGGCTGGAAAGTGGTACTGGGAAGCGACGTACAACTCGGGCAGCTCGCAGTGCATCGGATTTGCCAATGCCAGCGCCGTGTTGAGCACGGTCTGGACCACTTCGACCAACGCTGTGGTGGCGTATAACGGTAGTATCGACGTCAATAACGTCTCCCAGAGCGGTGCTGGCTTCACAATTCTCACCGGCCACACGGTAGCAGTTGCCATCGACCTGGGTGCTCAACGCATCTGGTTCCGTAATGTGACCACCAGCGGCAACTGGAATAACAACGTCGCCAACAATCCGGCGACAAACGTGGGCGGGCTTAACATAGCAGTGCTTGGCTCTCCGTTGTTCGCACTACTCGCGGGGATTGGCACGGCTAACTGGAGCACCAACTTCGGCGCCACGACGCTTGTCGGCGCGGTGCCATCCGGCTTTACCGCCGGTTTTGGCCCGGCTGCCGCAGCGGCCACGCAGGCGCGCGTGATGGTGCTGGCGTGACCCGGCTCGCATTGAGCGGCGGCGCTTACGAGGCCCGCAGCGTCATCGCAAGCGCACAGCGGTGCCTCAACCTCTATGCCGAGACCGTGCCGACCGGCAACCAGAACACCGGTGCCACCGGCCAGGGCGAGCCGGTGCAGTTCGCCTATTACCCGACGCCCGGCCTGCGTAAGCTCTCCACCCTGCCGCAGAACGGCGTCCGCGCCATCAGGCAGGCGACGACCGGCGGTATCTACGCCGTGGCCGGCTCCGGCGTGTATCGCATCGACCCCAGCACCTGGGCCGGCACACTGCTCGGCTCCATCACCTCCGGCCACCGCACGCCCGTCAGCATGCAGGACAACGGGCTGCAGATGGCGATTGTGGACGGCTCGCCCTATGGCTGGTCCATCGACCTCACCAACGACACGTTCGCCGCCATCAGCGATCCCACCGGCATGTTCAGCGGCGCCGACGTGGTGCAGTACCTCGACACCTATCTGTTATTCAACAAGCCCAGGACGCCGCAGTTCTATTCGTCCGACAGCCTGAGCCTGAAATTCGACCCGCTGTGGTTCGCCAATAAGCAATCGTTTAGCGATCTGCTGGTGACGCTGGCGGTGGCCAAGCGCGAGATCTGGCTGCTGGGCGATAGAACGACCGAGGTCTGGTACAACAGCGGCAAGCCGGATTTCACGTTCGAGGAGCAGCCCGGCACATTCGTGGACCACGGCACCTGCGCGAAATACAGCGCCGCCGTTCACGATAATTCGGTGTTCTGGCTGTCGAAGGACCGGCAGGGCCGCGGCAACGTCGTCCAGGGCGCCGGCTACCTGACCAAGCGTATCTCCACTCACGCCATCGAGCAGGAAATGGCCGGCTACGAGACGCTCTCGGACGCCATCGGCTTCTGCTACATGATGGCCGGCCACGCCTTCTATGTGCTGACCTTTCCCAAGGCGGACAGGACCTGGGTTTACGATATCGTCACCGGCCTGTGGCACGAATGGTGCTGGATCGACAGCAACGGCGACGAGCACCGCCACCGCGCCAACTGCTGCTATCCGTGCAATGACACCATCGTGGTCGGCGACTGGCAGAACGGCAATCTCTATGCGCTGGACCGCGATGTCTACACGGACGACGGCCAGCCGATCAAACGGGTCCGCGCGTTTCCGCATCTGCTCAACGACGGCAACCGGGTGTTTTACCGGCAGTTCGTCGCCGACATCGACACCGGCACGGGCGGCGGCGAGGTGATCGAGCAGACGCTGATCCGCACGACGTTCACCGCACCCGACGGCACACCGCTTGAGAGCTACAGCAACGATGCGGATGTCGGGACGTGGACCGTGGTGAGCGGCGCGGCACAGATCACCGGCAACGCGCTGCTCGGCACGGGCGCTGCCGAGTATCGCTCGACCGCCCTGATGGCGGGGCCGGACTACATCCTGACGTTCAAGGCCATCCCGACCGACTACAGCATTGTGCCGACCGGCAACGTCCACGCCACGGCACGCTCCGGCTACACCGCGACGATCCGCGGCGACGGCGCGCAATACTGGGTGGACCTGGCGGTGAGCGGCGGCTCGTCCACGTCGATTGCCATGGGCACCATTCCGTCAGGACACTACGCGGTGACGCTGCGGCTGCAGGGCGCCACCATCACCCTGTCGGTGCAGCGCTCGTCCGACAGCCTGTGGCTGCGCGGCGATGGCGCATGGACCGCGACGGCCAGCAACGCGATCACCGTCAACGACGACACGCACCCGGCGCCAGGCCAGGTCACCATCGGCGGGAGCTGGTAGTGCCGTATGCACTGAACCCGCTGCTGATGCGGCGATCCAGCGGCGGCGCTCCCACGCTGGAGCGGCCTGCCGGTTCGGTGTTCAGCGGCCCCCTCGTCTGCGGCGTCTGGTCGGTGTGGCTGTCCGATCCGCTGTTCGCCACGTCAGGGCATCACTCGTTCAACGTCTCGGTCAGCGACACGCCAACCGGCTCGGTCTACTGGGAGTTCGGCGTCGGCATCGATAACAACAACAGCGTGGGGGTCAGCGTGGTCAGGCAGAACTCGCCTGGCAGCATGACCGCATTCAGTTGGGCGTCCGATGTCGCCTCCTGGCCCACCTGCCAGGGGCATGTGCTGCTCAGCTTCGACCTGGTCGCGGGTGTTGCACAGGCATACATCAACGACGTGGCGCGGCCGTTAGGCTCGACCACGCCGCCCGCCGCGTGGTTCACCGCCGGCGTACCGTTCGCGGCGAATACCGTGACGGATGAGAGCTACCCACCAGGCGGCTATCTGGCGGATCTGTGGTTCAGCCAGACGCCCTCTTTCGTGGATCTCAGTGTCACCGCCAACCGGCGGAAGTTCATCAATGCCGATCTGACGCCGGTCGATCTCGGAACCACCGGCACCGCGCCGTTCGGCACCGCGCCGACGATCTACCAGAGCATCCGGCCGGGCGGCGTTGCCGCTGACTTCCTGACCAACCGAGGCGCCGCTGGCGGCACGTTCGCGCCAGTGGGTGCAACGCTTGTCGATGCGCTAGGCGATCCCTGCGTGGCGTCGCCGCCGGACCCCGAACCCACTTCGGTATTCCTCGCATTAGACGACGTGCAGGTCCGCACCATCCCGACGCCGCCGTGCCAGATCTTCCTCGATTGGTCCGACGACCGCGCGCACTCGTTCGGCAGCCCCGTCGGCCAGCCGATGGGATCGCTCGGCGAGTATCGCACATTCGTTCAATGGCAGCGGCTCGGCTACGCGCGCGACAGGGTGTGGCGGCTAACGTGGTCATGCCCGCGTCCCACCGCCCTGCAGGGTGGCTGGATTGAACTCACAGCAGTGAAGACATAGCGATGCCGCTTCCTCTTGGCCCGCCGCAGATCCAGTTCATCGACGCTGACGGCCACCCATACGCGGGCGGCACCGTGCAGACGCTGGTGCCTGGTACCAGTACGCCCAAGGATACATGGCTGGACCCGGACAAAGCCGCCGCCAACACCAACCCGGTGGTCCTCGATGCCGCAGGTCGCGCCATCATCCTGGGCAGCGCCGACTACCGGCTGATCGTGCGCGATGCCGCCGGCAACCTGGTGTACGACGGCTGGACCTCCACCGGCATTTCCGACGCGCTGCTGCCGTTCACCACCGCGCCGACGCTGGCCGATGCACGCGCGCTGCTCGGGATCGAGGACGCGATCCAGGTGGAGACGGATCGGGCGCTCGCCGCCGAGGCCAACCTGCAGACGCAGATCAACAACGAGGTCACCCGCGCCACCAACAAGGAGAACGACCTCCAGTCGCAGATCGACGCGGAGGAAGCCGCGCGCATCGCCGCGGACACCGACCTGCAGAACAAGATCACCGCGTTGGGCGCCACGAGCCTCAAGGTGGGCACCAACGTGACTGACTCGTCGGGCCATCTCAGGGTGAACTTCCCGACGCCATTCCCTACCAACACCACCGCCGTTGTGACGCAGCTCATGAACAGCGACCTGAGCGCGGTGTGGCTATCGGTTAACTACGACGCCAACGGCTTCGATATCTGGTCGAGCATCCCGCTGGCCGACGACACGGTGCATCCGATCCCGGCGGCGTTCTGCTGGATCGCCACAGGGAACTGAATGACCGTCGCGCTCAACACGGGCGTGCCCTCGGCGCCGCTGGTCGATCCGGTCAGCGGGCAGGTCACGCCGGCCTGGCGCGCGTTTCTGCTGGCACTGTATCAGCGCACCGGCGGCGCAGTCGGGCAGTCGTCCGATACGTCCGAACTGGAGGCGCAGCTCGCGGCCGAGACGGCGGCGCGCAGCACGGCGGACACCGGGCTGGCGACCGGACTGGCGAGCGAGGCGGCAACACGCGCGGCGGCCGATACCACGCTGAACACCGCGGTGACCCGCGAGGCGACGCTGCGGGCGCGGGCCGACAGCAACGAGGCGACGGCGCGGCAGAATGCCGACGCGCTGCTGGTGCCCATCGCGCAGCTCTGCTCGATGTGGGCGGCGTGCGACCTGTCGTTCCTGCCGACAGCGGATCCTGGCAGCGGCATGCCCTGGCTCGACGGCATCCACATCGCGGTGGGCACGTCGTCGTCGAGCGTGGTCGGCATCGGAAAAGAGGATGGCACGGGGCGCTGGGGCCTGGAAGACGGCACGGGCGCATGGATCTGGGGCTAGGAGGATACCATAGCTGACACCAAAATCAGTGCGGGCGCAGATCCCGGCACGCTGACGGCGACCGACAAGCTGCCGCTGGCGCGCAGTGCGTCCACGACAGCCTACGCCGCGACGATGGCCGAGATCGCCAGCTACGCGAATACCGCCTACACGCCGAACTACAGCGCGGCGCCGCCGATGATGGACGGCACAGCAGCGCCTGGCGTGGCGGCAGCGGTCTCGCGCGGCGATCACATCCACCCGTCCGACCTTACCCGCGCGCCGCTGGCATCACCGACCTTCACCGGCACACCGGCTGCACCGACAGCAACGGCAGGCACCAACAGCACACAGATCGCGACAACGGCCTATGTTCTGAATGCTGTTACAGGTGGAACCGCCGCCGCTATTCCAGGCGCCAGCTACGCCGACAACGGCGGATTCACCATCAACCAGAGGGCCTATACGAGCGGTGCCGCGCTCACCGCCGGGAGCTATGGCCACGACCGATGGAAGGCCGGCGCGGGTGGCGCGACATACACGTTCGCCGCACCATCAGGGCCGTCCACCAGCATCACCATCACCGCCGGCACATTGCAGCAGATCATAGAAGGTGGCGCGCTCGCTGGCGGCACTTACACGCTGTCATGGACCGGCACCGCGCAGGGGCGCATCGGCGCCGGGTCGTATGCTGCCTCGCCAGTCAGCGGCAGCGTTACAGCAGGAGCCAACACCACCATCGAGTTCAACGCCGGCACATTGTCGCAAGTGAAGTTCGAGCTTGGGTCTTTGGCGACACCTTGGGTCGCGCTGTCGCCGCAGCAACAGCTCGCCGCCTGCCAGCGGTTCTATCAGACGCTAGGACAATATGTTGCTGGTTATGCAAGCGGTGCTGGATTGACCATAGCTGCATCGGTATCAATTCCAGTGGCTATGCGAACCATTCCAACTGTCGTGATGACTGGTAGCGCGCCGCTAAATCTTAATAGCGTCACATCCGTTGCGGGTAGCGGGTTTTTATACACACAGGGAATAGCTGCCGCCGCAGGGCAATGGG